TTATAATACTATACGAAGGAAGAAAGTAAGACTTAAAGAGACTGTACATATTGGATGCCACTCGAAGGATGATATTCATATTTCTAAGTATCTATACTATGTTTTACAGTTTATTTTAAAATCTAGACAAGAATCTCTGATCGCAAGGGGTATACATTTAGATAGAGGAACAGGAGGAATGTTTGATAGATCGGATGAGTTTGAAGGAGAGCATGTATTTAGTAGATTTTTAGAAGTCTCTTATCATGTTGAGTTTGATTGGACTCAAGAATATATAAATTTAATTGATTGTTTTGACTTAACAGTAAAGTCCCCTTCCCCACAGCCTGATAGTGAAGATACTATAACTGTTAGTCCCAGCGATTCGTAAAACTTTTTAGTAAAATAAGGGGTTAATGTGGTAGATTTAAAAGAGCAGGAAAGTAAAGCGGCTAAGAATAAATCAAAAAAAAATGACTATAAAGATAACTACAATAGGGATGAAAAACTAGAAGTGGAAAAGAAAGTCAAAAAAGAAGTTCCTGTTATTACTTTTGATAGTTTTTTTCAATACTTACTAAGATCACAACCGTCAAAAGTATTTGTACACCATAAAGCAGCAATGCTAGCTTATGCAAAACAAAATGGGCTTCTAACTGGTACAAAAAAACAATTTGAAGATTTATTTAAATCTTATTAATGAGGGAGTAAATTATGTCAATTATTAGGAATTTTAACGGTGCTTCACTTAGAAAGCCTGGATCATATAGTGCTTCTAGAGTAAACCTTACAGGTGGATTTCCTCTAGCACCTACAGGCATCGTGGGTATTGTTGGGGAAGCGGAAGGTGGAGAACCTGGATCATCCGCTGGTGTACAAACTTATACCAGTGAAGATATTGCAGCTTTAGTAGAAAAGTATAAATCAGGGCCTATCGTAGATGCAGCTAGGACTCTAGTAGCTCCTGCAAGAGATGGTAGAGTAGCTAATGGTGCTGGACTTATTCGTATTTATAAAGTTAATGCTTCCTTGCAGTCTAGTTTGGATTTAGATAATGCAGCAGCGACCGCTCTTTTTTCTTTAAAATCAGCTAATTATGGTGAAGATGAGAACCTCATTAGTGTAAAAGTAGAAGCTGGTGTTAACCCTGATGCAAGAATTATTACTTTTAAAAAACAACTAATTACTGAGATTCTTTCTGAAAATGCAAGAGATAAATGGTTGGATATTCAGTATACAGGTGCAGATGCAAGTTGCACTCTTACTATCCAAGGAAGTACTTTAGTAACAACGACTTCTGGAACTTCTGCTGATGATTTATCTTTAGTTCTTACTAATTTAAAAGTTCAAGAATTAGTAGATCAAATTAATGCACATCCTTCCTACACTTGTACGACCTCCTTAACTAGAGCTTCTAGTAGGAATGCTGTTGATTTAGATCCTATTTCTACTGCAACAGATGTAAAAGCTGCTGCGGTAACTTTATATGCAGCTCAAAAAGAGCTTTTGGACATTATCAACCAACAATCTGAGCTAGTTACAGCGACCAGAACTGCTAATGTTGAAGGAAGCCCAGCAGCTATCGGCCCAGTATTTATGAGCGGTGCTGCTAAAGGTGCTTCTGCAAATTCTAATTTTCAGGCTGGATTTGATGCTTTATTGGCACTCCGATGTAATACAGTAGTTCCTTTAATTTCTAGAGATGCTACTGATCTTGCTTCAGATGGCTTGACTGATCCTTCTTCTTCTTTTACAATCGATGCAGTTAATACCCAAGCTTTAACTCATTGTATTACTTCTTCAAATACGAAGAATAGAAGTGAAAGAAATTGTTATGTGTCTTATCATGGAACTTTTGCAGAGTCTAGAACTAAAGCTTTGGCTTTAAATCACGAAAGAGCTTCTATGCTATTCCAAGAAGTTGAGATTCTTGAATCTTCTGGAAACTTAGTATGGAAAGAGCCTTGGGCTGCAAGTTGTATAGTTGCTGGTATCCAAGCAGGAACTCCAGTAGGAACTCCAGCTACTTTCAAAGGAATTAATACAAATGGTGTAAGACACTCAGATTACAATTCCAAAACTCAAGTTGATTTAGCGATCGACGACGGTTTACTTCCTCTCGAAGAAAGAGATGAAGGTGGATTTAGAGTAGTAGTACATAATTCTACTTATAGTGTGGATGCTAATTTTGTTTATAATCGTCCTTCCGTTTTAGAAGCCGCTGACTATGTTGCTTATAACCTTCGGAAACAGTTAGAAGCTATTTATGTGGGAACAAAAGCAAGAACAGGTTCTGCTGTTTCTATTAAAAATTCTGTTGTTTCTATTATGACTGCCTTCTTAAATGAAGATATCATAGTAGGCGATGACACGAATGATGGACTTGGTTATAAAGATCTTATTGTAACCGTTAGTGGAAATACTGCATTTATCGATATTACCATTACTCCTGTTCAAGGTATTGATTTTATTCTTGCTAGAATTACTTTGGATGATATTCGACAAAGTGCATAATCATTAAGTTTATATGAAGGTGGTAAAAAGACCGCAGCCCCTAACCACCTTCTTTTTATTAGGGTTGTGAGAAGGAGAAAGACATGACACAAACTTCAACTGGAGCACGAGTCGTATTTAGAGTAAACGGAGCGAAGGTACTCTTTGCAAATGCTTTAAATTATACTGTTGCTCATGCACACCAACCTGTAGATGTTCTTGACCAACTAGAGCCTGCTGAGTATGCAGAAACAGGTTATACAGTAAACTTTACATCAAATATGTTTAGAGTTTCAAATCAAGATGCTATTAGCCTTGGTTTAAGACCTAAACTGCAAGACATTCTCACTCAACCAGAATTAACCGCAGAATTAGTTGATAGAATATCTGGTCAAACTCTTATGCTTATTGAAAGAGTAAAATGTACTCAAGAAGATTTTAATGTAGATGCTAGGAACCTTGGTCAAATAACTTTATCTTTTGTTGGTATTAAGATGTCAACAGAAGCTGGTGCATAAATTAAATTTATTATCTAAAGGAGATATATAATGGCACTTTCCAAAAAAACAGTAGAAGCTTTCCGAAGAGCTTTCACAGAACAAGAAACAGTAGATGAAGTAGTTGCAGCTATTGAAGCTGGTGGAAACCCTCAAGCGGCTGAAGTAGCAGCTCTTGGAGCACAAGCTCCTGTAAGTGCAGTAGATGTTGCAGATGCTGGCCCTCAAGATGTTGCAGATGCAGCAGATGTTGATGCTAAAGTTGCAGCTCTTCAAGCAAAAGTTGATGAGCTATTAGCAGCTCTTAAAGCAGCCGGAATTATGGCGAGCTAAGTATTTATGGAGGCTTCGGCCTCCTTTTACCTGTTCATGGGTAATAAAAACATGAACAATAATATACTAAAAGGAGAATAAAAATGACGATCACTAAGCTTCCTCCAATGGAGCACACCTTTAATATTAAAATTGAAGGGTCTAATACTAGAAGAGAGTTTACGGGAACTTTTACTTATAAAAGACCTAATATTAGAATCCAATCCGATATCGCTAAAACCACTGCAAAATTAAACGAAGATTTAAGAAACTTAGATGAAGATACTAAGTTTTTACATAGTGTATTAGCGAAGTTACGACACACTCTTACCGATACTCCTGAGTGGTGGCAAAAATCGGATTATGGCTATGAATTATTTGATATTAATGTAGTATTAGGTATTTATAAAAGTTGTCAAGAATTTGAAACCGAATGGTTCAATAAAGTTTGGGCTGAGAAAGATGAGTCAAAAGACGATAAAGTACAGTCTTAAGAATTTCTTACGAATAGCCAAAAACTACACTAATCCTGAGGTTTCTAGCCTTGAGTCGATTCGAGATGAGTTAATGGCTTGGTTTGCTCTTAACTACAAAACTACTCTAAATGATGATCGTTTATTAGATATGACCTTAGAGGAGTTATTGGTATTATTTTATATAAATAGAATATCTCAAACTCCTAATATTATTGAACAGTTAGAAAACACTGACGACTCTTATGAAGAGTGGTTGAAGAAAGAAATGGGGGATTCGTATGTATCTGAAGAAGAGATGGTTCAACAAGTGGTAGAATATGAAGAGGAGGAGTTAGAAAAAGCTAAAGAATTACCTGACTCTATTAGTACGGACTTTGAGAAACTACAGAAAGAGCTATTAGATGACTATTAGAAAAGATATAAAATTAGTTGCAACTTTAGATGATAGTGCTATTCGCAAACAATTACAGCAACTTAGATCTGAAATTGGCGGAGGAATAGAACTTTCTGGCCAAGAGCTTACAGATCTTAAAAATTCATTTAAAGATATTGCAAAAGAGTTTTCTAAAGAGTTATCTAAAGTAGTAGAATCCTTTAAGAAAGATTTAGCAAAGGCAGCTCCCACTTTACAACAAACAACTAGATCTCAAAATGAAATTCAAGAAATAAAGAAAGCCGTAGAACAAAGCAGTTCTAAACAACTTGCTATGACTGCTACGGAAGATAGAGAAAACGATAGAACACAAGCGATTTTAGGAGCAAAAGTAACCTCTACTAAAACTCAACAAGCTCCTAGAGCTATTACTCCCCAACAACTAGAAGTTACAAATGCTAGATTAGCTGCTGGATTATCTTCATCTGAAAGATTAGACAGAGAGCATTATGAACAAATAGATAGAGAAAAGATAGTTCGTAGAGAACTGCAAGAAGGTAGAACTACTAAGAATTTATCTCCCCAAGCTCAAGATGCCCTTAAAGGATTAAAGACTAAAGACCAAACTCTAAAAGGTTTAAAAGAAGAGTTTGAGAGTATGGGTAAGGGAGTAGTTAAGAATTTTGAAAGAGAGTGGTTACAAGGTATTAGTTTTGTAACTCAAGCTTTTAAAGGTAATTTTACTGCTGCTGTAGGTTCTTTAGCTAGAATGGGACTGATTAGAGGAACTAATGAATTACAAGCTGAAGCTGAAGGAGGCCCTAAGGCAGGAATATTTGGTCAAGCATTGGGTTTTTTATCAAGAGGTTCTGTAGCTGCTGCTGGAATGGCTATTGGTGGAACTGGTGGCGGATTAGCTATGGGAGGTCTTGCTCG